AGAGGAAATAAGGAGAATAAATTAAATGAACTCATTTAAGAAAATCGCACTAGCCATGGTTGCAGCCATGACTTTGGGCACAATCGTAGCAACACCTGCAAGTGCTGCTGTAATGACAGTTGCAGTATCACTAGATACTGTAGCAAACACTACGGCATCAGCAATTGCCACACCAGCTTCATTGCCAGTACCTGCAGATAACACAGTTGATGCAGCTGACGCACTAAAGTTTATTGCAACAGTTGATGTTGGAACAAGCGTAACAGTAGCAGCAACAAATGCAACAATTGTGTCTGCGCTACACACAACTGCTGCCCCAGTAGGAGCAACATCAGGATCATCATCTTTGACAATTGCAACTGGTACAGGAACAACTGCAACATTCTGGGTATACACAAAGACCACAGCAATTGGTACAGTTGTAATCACAAATGGCGGAACACAACTTACATACTACGTACAGGGAACTGCTGGTAAGATTAATACCCTTACAGTATCTGCTCCTGCTACAGGTGCTGCTGGCACAAAGCAGGACATCTCTGTAACTGCCACAGACACATTTGGAAACAAGGTATCTGGTAAGTCAATTACTGCAACCGTATTTGCTTCAACAGCAGTTATGGATACAGCAACAGTAACAACTGGTGCCACACTTTCAGATTTTGGAGTTGCAAAGTTTACTGCAACACTCCCAGCAACTGGAACACGATCACTAATCACATTCAGCCCAACAACTGCTGGAGATGCAACAACTGTTGATGTAGTTGGTCTACCTGCTCGTGCACTAGCACCATTTGCAGAGATTGCAGTTCGTGATCTAGTGTCAGAACTTGCTGCACAGACTGCTGCTAAAGATGCAGCGCTTGCTGCCAAGGCAGTTTCAGATGCTGCAGTTGTAAAGGCCGCTTCAGATGCTGTTGCTGCCAAGACTGCTTCAGATGCTGCTCTTGCAGCAGAGAAGGCTGCTTCAGCCAAGGCTCTTGCAGATGCAAAGACTGCTTCAGATGCAGCACTAGCTAAGGCACTTGCAGATGCTAAGACAGCTTCAGATGCAGTTGTCCTTGCTAAAGATGCAACTATTGCTAAGCTAACAGCAGATAATGCTGCAGCACTTGCTTCTTTAAAGAAGTCATTCAATGCACTCGCTACAAAGTGGAATGCAAAGAACCCAAAGGCTAAGGTTACCTTAGTTAAGTAATTAATGTTTATGGGGCGGTGAAATATCCGCCCCATTTACATTTTATTAAACGAAGAGTATAATAGAATTATGGAATCAAATAAAAAAAGTTTATATAAATCAATTACTTGGCCAGCAGTTCATATTGGATTTGTTGGCACGATGGTCTATTTATTTGAAAAGGCTATAACTGGCGAAGCCCACTGGGAATACGCTGGCACATTTGCAATCATATACACAGCATGTGAAATGGTTGGCTTTTTCTTACATGAAAGAGCTTGGTCTAAATTTGGCGGGAAAATAAAATAATGGGAAAGCACCTAGATAAAATGCAAAGAGCTCTTGCTCAAAGACAGGCTGGCACATACACAAGTGGACAAAAAAAGCCTGGATCAATGAATATTAAAAAAACTGGCTATAGGGGACAGAAAGCAAAGGGCTCTAAGTAGTGTTTGAAGATACTTGTCAGTGGTCTAAAGAATGTAGTAATAAAGCAACAAGAATTGCATCAAGAAAAGAAGGACCAATTATAGATATTTGTGACAAATGCTGGCATAAAGAGTTTAAGTCCTAATAAAAATAATATCAAGATTGGATAAAATTGAGATACAATTGGTTTGCAAGGCTAGACGATACAAGCATAGATGGAATGGTACTTTTGTCCGATGAAATTGATCAATACAACTATTACTCTTCATTATTTACATACCACGCACAAGACCCAGACCCATTTATAAAAGCAGCTCGTGTTCTTAATAAGAATCATGTTTTTAAATATATGATTGCAATAAGACCTTATGCAGTGTCCCCAGAGTATTTAGCAATGATGATATCCTCATTTGAAGAGATACATAAAAACAGATTAATGATAAATATTGTTTGTGCACTTGGTCAAAATGAAGAAAATTCATTAGAAAACATGGTAACTCAAAAAGAAAAATTTGATAACCATATTTTTAGACAAGAATACACAAGGAACTATATGAAAAAAATAAGAGAAATTTTACCAAAAGATTCAACTGTAGAGTTTATTATAAGTGCTGCTCAAGACTATGACATAGAGACATCCAATATGTATGCCCATGGCAATGTAATGTTTTACTATGACTTTCTTAAAAATCACCACAAGGTTAAAAATGAAATAAACATGGTTGCGATTATGGCAATTATAAGAGATACCCATGAAGAGGCTGAAGAGCAATACAACGCTATGATCAAAAAAGATCTACAAAAAGATACTATATATGGGACAGAAGATGAAATAGCTGATCAAATTAATGAATTGTCGAATCTTGGAGCCACAGACGTATTAATCAATGCCCATAGGATTCACCAATATAGCGACAAAGTAATGCCACTTATTAATAAATTAGCTGGCAAAAGACAACCCTAGTTCCTCCACCCGACGCATTCTAATCAACCAGATGATATACTTATCTGGTAGGTGGAACTCTAGAACCATCTAAATAAATGACCTATAGGAGAATAAAATGACAACAAATGGAATTAATGGCGGAGGCTTTGAAGCCGCTACACCAGCAGGAACAAATGATATCAACGCACACTACTCAGACAACACAGGATCAGCATTTCCTGTAACTGACAAGTCAACACAAGATGGTGCTGGCGTAGGACAGAGTGGTAAGTAATATGGAAAACATTAAAGCAGAAACACCAGCAGCTCCAGTTGCACCAGCAGCTCCAGTTGCACCAAAATCAGCAGTACCAGCTCCAGGAACACCTGAATTTGCTGCATGGGCATGGGAAAATAGAAACGGCTAATGTGTTACGAATGTGGATGTGAAACCCTAGGAAGCACTATGGGTGGAACGCAGGCAAACATTGTTGATGTTTCAAGAGATGGAGACTCAGGTTTGACATTAAGCATGAGCTCAACTCCAGAGCAGACAAGACAATTTATAAATGAGTAATTTTAAAAAAGAAAATGGTACTGGCATGGAAGCACCACCAACTGGCGGTGCACCTGCTGGCGCTGTTACTAGCAGAGAAGCAACAAAGAAGCAGCCAAGACAAGGCATGAGGGTGGATACAAATAAACATGGTATTAGAAGAGAAACAAGCCTGATACCTAAGCCACCTAAGAAAACTGGTAGAAAGAAGATCTAGCCGATGTGCATCAAGTGCGGTAGCTGTTATAAAGAACATGAGCGCACAATAGATGACGCAGTAGATTTTATTGAAGACTTGGATTATAAAAATTAGAAAATTGCTAAATGGATCAACCGTCTTTGAATTAGATGAGGCGGTTGATCTAATTATACACACTAAAGCCCCAGGTAAATATAAGGTTATAGACCTAGAAACGGGCGAAGAGTATGTAGGCTCAGAGATTAAAAATGAAAGCTTTGCCCCAGTCTTAATAGAAAAAGTTAACAGGGGGAAAATCGGTCAATGGATTAAAATAAAAGCAAAACAATCTATTGACCAGGTCGAATAACTATTGTATAATAGGTAGTATACACAATGTATGCTATAAACAAAAGAAAGAATATTATGAAAACAATCGGAGATAAACTCAATCAATTTTCAGTTGTTGGTGTTAAGCCAGCAAGACTTGATTATGCAGAAGATGCATTTGAAACCTTAACAGAAAAATCATTTCCTGGAAAATGGAAAGTAATTGTTTTTTACCCTAAAGACTTTACGTTTGTTTGCCCAACAGAAATTGTTGCATACGACAAGCTATCAAAAGACTTTCATGACAGGGATGCAGTTCTTATGACTGGGTCTACAGATAATGAATTTTGCAAAATTGCTTGGAGAAATGCACATAAAGACCTAGCTAAGACTAATTCCTGGTCTTTTGCAGATCAAATACGTGGATGGCAATGGAATGATCAGACAGAAGAATCAACTGCTGGCCTAGCAGAACAACTTGGTATTTTAACACCACAAGGAGTTGCACTACGTGCTACATTTATTGTAGATCCAGAAAACATCATCCAGCATGTAACTGTAAATAACCTTGACGTCGGCAGAAACCCAGAAGAAACATTACGTATTCTAGATGCACTTCAAACAGGAGAGCTATGTGCATGCAATAGAACAATTGGTGGAGAAACTCTATAATGACTTGGGTAGACCAGCTTAAGGATTCTCTTCCAGAATATGCTAAAGACATCAAGCTAAACCTTGATGCAGTAATTAATAGATCAACTATTGATTCAGAGCATGCCATGTATCTTTCTATCGCTGCAGCATTTGCAACTGGTAACGGTAAGCTTCTCGCCTTCATTACAGCAAGCGCAACAGATGATGTTGAAAGAAATGCAGCCCTTACTGCTGGTGCAATTATGGCACAAAATAACGTATGGTATCCATATATTGAGATGGCAGATGATCAAAATTTATCTGGGCTACCAGCACAGCTTAGAATGAATTCTATCGCTTCCCATGGGGGCACTACAAAAGCAAAGTTTGAAGCATATAGCCTTGCATCTTCTATTATTGGTAAATGTCATTTCTGTGTAAAAGCACATTATGAAACGTTAAAGCAAGAAGGATATTCAACCGAGCAGCTGCGTGACATTGGCAGAATCGCAGCAACAATTAACGCTTTGTCAAAAATACTATCCGCTTAACCAAGAAATGGTATAATTGGGTAAATACATATTGAAAAGGGAGACATCATGTCAGAAACACAGGTAGTCAGTCAGCTCGGAGGAAAGCTTCTCGGAGGAGGAGGAACTGGCATTTGGCAGTACGATAACTTTATATCTAAAGAAGAGTGTGAAGAGCTAATTAAATTTTTCAATGCTAATTCTGAAGAGTGGAGATACATTTGTTTTTATGGATCTTATGGTATGCACGTAGTTTCTCCTTTTGATAAAGAGCATGGAACTACAATAACAGAAGAATATATGGCAAACCTTCGTGCAAGAATGGTTCAATATGTTTCTGATGCCGCGGGGCGTCCGATGAAAATTAACAGCATGCATGCACAAAAATGGGAACTTGGAGCTTATGCAAATGACCATTCGGATAGCTCAGATCTAGATGGAAATGATATGGGCTGGAGTGACAACAAACAGTACGCTGGTATCTACCTTAATTCTCAACCAGATTACAGTGGCGGAGTTTTAAAGTTTAGAGATCATGGTTTAGATGTTATTCCTCCTGCTGGCTCATTTGTTTCATTCCCAGGCGGACCAGAAAACATCCATAGCGTTACAGAAATAACTGGCGGAACAAGATATACTATTGTTATTTTCTGGGACTATGCTGACGCATGGTATTCAGAAGCAGAGCTACAAGAAATGGAACGAATGATTCTTAAAGAAAGAATTCATCAGTACCAGCTTAAGAGACAATGGGCTCTAGGAGAAGCTCACCCATTGCTAGAAGATCCTTATGCAGGTCTAGATGATGATTCAAAGTTACCAGAAGGATTTAAAGAAAGCTTGACTATCGGAGACATGAAATCAAATGCCCGTAGAAATCAAGAGAACGCAGTAAAAGAAGGCCGCGTCCCAGAGGGAGTGGTAAATGACATGATAATATCACAGGAGGAAGAAGTATGATTACAAAAGCAGGTTCATCAGGAATTGACTCAGAAGGTGTAGCATATGATCACGCCTTTACAATAGAAATTGGAAGAGTTTCATATACATTATGCGGAGAAGATAAATATCAGGTTACGCTTAATCTTAACTCGTCAGAGGGTCATGAAGAGATCGCACCAGAAATTCGCACAATGTCTTATGATGATTTGAATAATTGGTTCCTAAACCCAACACCAGAGTACTACAATACAACTATAAAAAATAGCTAAGGAGTAGTCCTTGAAACAGCTTTATTTTTTGCATATACCAAAAACTGCAGGAAAATTTGTAGGAAAATGTGTGCGTGATTCTTTATCTGAAACAGATTTAAGGATATATATAAGCACACACTATCCAAATGAATTTAATGTTTTTGATAAAGCTTATGTTTCTGGTCATTTTGGTACTTACCCTATTGAAAAAAATCCATCAATGGATGTAGCATGTCTGCTAAGAAATCCAATAGATGCAAGGGTTAGCTACTTTAATTTTATTTATAAATATCAAATGGTAGGCAGACCAGAATACGATGCCATTTATACTTATTTAGATAAACTTAAATATTATTTATTTAATGATCCCAATTATGCACTTCATAATAACTATCAAGCAAGATTTATATGCAACCCTGCAGATGAAAAGTCTTTTAGCTTAAAAGGATTTTATGAAAATTATGGGGATGACTTAATGAAAGAGATTGGTTTTCATGAGGGTAAAGCATTTACTTGGTTTGTAGGGAATGATAAAACTTCTTTAGATTTAGCAATGAGTAATGTCAAATCATTTAATATTGTAAATACTGCTGAACGTTTGGACCTATTTATGGATAAAGTAAATAGATGGTTTATTGAGAATTATAATATAGAGATAGATTATAACCTATTAAATAAGGTAAATACCTCCTCAACAGAATACAAGGGAGTTGTATATACAACTAAAGATTTGATAGATATGCTCACAACAGATGAAAAAGAGTTGATTGTAAAGAATAATTATATTGATTATGCAATATATTCTTATGTTAGTGGCAAAGAGTTGTTAGGGGATAACTGAGCAATGATAAATAAAGCAGATAAAAATTATAATTTTATATACTTTAAAGAGTTTAATATAGAATTAATAAAAGAAAAGTGTATCGCATTAAAAGAGGAGTGGCTACTAGACCAGTCGAGGCAAAATATGCAGTACCCAGAAAGAAGAAATCCTCATCTTTATACAAATACATACATTGTTCAAGACCACCATTTATTTTGGCAAAATGGTGAAAAGTTTTTACCCACACTGAAAGATCCAGAAATATATGAATTAGTAATGCCAATTATAAAAGAATTACAAGAAAGAATTTGTGGTAAAGCTGCTAGAGTACTGCTAATTAAACTTGAAGGTAATAAAAATGTAACAGAGCATACCGACTCAGGAGATTATCTTAATACAGTAAGAAGATTTCATATACCAATAATAACTAATGATAAGGTTTATTACACTGTAAATGGTGAAAAGATTCACATGAAGGCTGGGGAGTGTTGGGAGATAAACAATAGAAAGCCACACTCGGTAGATAATGATAGCGATGAAGAAAGAATACATTTGCTTATAGACATAATGCCAGAATCAGAATTTAGAACATACGACTCCTTGTTACCTGAATCTAAGATTAAAGTAATAGAAAACTTTATATCAGAAGAGGACGCACAATCATTCATTGATTATATAAACAACAACTATTTAAATAATTATAAATTTACAATAGGTAAAAAGGCTTTAGCTGCAGGCAATCTCAGGTATCAATCCAATGTCCCAGAAGAGTTCGCTTTATCAGATCATGAAGAAATGAGTGATCTTATTAAAAAATATAGCGATAAATTTTTAAATGAATGCTATAATTTTTTTAAAGATGATTTTGAATTATACCTAACTGCGTTTTGGATGACAAGGTTTGAAAAAAATACAAAGCTGCCATTTCATAACGACAATCATGAGGGCGCTGAGCACCTTTTTAGAAGTGGTGTAATATACTTAAACGATGATTATGATGGCGGTTACCTAAAGTTTTTAGACCATAGCTTAACCTATAAGCCAAAAAGACTGAGCCTAGTTATATTTGATTCAGAGTATATGCATGAGATAACAAATATTGTATCTGGTGCTAGAATGGCACTACCTATATGGGCAACAAAGAATCCAAAAAAATGCATACTTTAATGCCGTCATTAAAGCTATTTAATAACTTTATAGAAAAACAAGACATTGATTTTCTAATCAAGTGGATAGACAATAATTGTCATGATCAAAAAAAATTTAGACATAGGGTTGGCATTGCTTTCGACAAGGGTCTAGCGGTTAGAGCGATATTCCCAGACGAAAAGCCTCCATCTATGTTTAAAGATTTAGAAGATATAATTACTAGATGCTCAAATAAGTTTATGGAAATTCAAAAAGAACATATGGATGACGGGAAAGACCACTATTTCTACGGAGTTTCAATAACCAAACTATCTAAAGACATCCAGCTAAGGATTCACCAGGATGTACATAATGATTTCTCTACCCTATCTTACAGTGCAGTTTTATATTTAAATGATAACTATGTTGGTGGAGAAGCTTCTTTTTTAAAAGACTTCGTGCCGTTTTCTGATTTTCCTTTATACGATGATAGCATGGGCGGAATAACATTCAAACCGTCAGCAGGAGATCTTTCTATATTCCCATCAGACTTATGGCATGGAGGAAAAAAAGTTATTGATGGAGATAGATATGCAATAATATTTTGGTCTACTACTGAAAAAGAATATGAGTTTGCTGGATTTGATTCAGATAAAGTTTTAGCAAAAATTAATACAAAGGCAGCAGAGCTTGGGTATAACTAATGGGGGAAAGATGATAAAGTCAATAAGGTGTAAGTTGTTTGGACATAAGATAATAACTGCTGGTTCATGCCCATTTACTGGTAAATCATATAATGCATGTAAAGTTTGTGACAGATTGTTTGAGCAATAAGATGAAAGAGTATCTTGATGAAAATGTTTATGTTGTTAGAAATTTTTTATCTTATGAAGAACTTTCAATACTATTAGAAGAATCGCATGAGCCCTCTGGTTGGGAGATAAGGGGCGGAGATAAAAACCCAATGCAGAATGTATGGAATAAGTTTATAGAAGGAACTAATAAAATTATTTTCTATAAAGATGGTGGAATATTTAATAAGATAGAGTCTCTAATGAATACAGATATGATTAAATATAAGAAAGCATATGTTTTACAAAAAATGACAGAAATGCCAGTTGAAGAAAAAACAGCTTTATTTTGGCACTATGAAAATAAAAACAATCATCTTGTCGCTGGAAGCTTTGTGCTTTATTTGAATGACGATTTTGAAGGAGGAGAGCTTGTCTTTAAAAACAATGATATTCTTGTAAAGCCAGAGGCAAACATGTTCGTGTTTATTCCCGCAGGCGAGGATTACACACACTCAGTTAATAGTCATCAAGGTAATGATAGATTAACCTATTACGGGGTGTCCTTTTATGAACAAAATTAATGGTACAATTGTAATATGAAATTAGAAAAGACTATTGTTGACGGAGATCTGTGGTACATAGACAACTTCCT